GCGTGACGCCAGTAGACTTACTGGTATCCTGCGTGATTGCGCCACCAGTGCCGCCGGTCGACGAGAACCCGATATCCGTTGTGGCGCGAACCGAACCGCCGGTAACAGCCACGGATGACGCATTCTGCGTAGCCATGGAGCCAAGGCCAAGGTTCGTACGAGCATCAGCAGCGGTCGAGGCACCAGTGCCGCCGTCAGCAATGGCCAGATCGGTAATGCCGGTAACAGTGCCGCCCGTGATCTTGGCGGCTGCAATAGCTACACCGCCCGTACCATTGGGCACGAGGTTGATATCGCCGTTGGCGTTAATCGAAGAAATGGTGTTACCGTCAATCCGGATGTTCTCAACGGCGACGGAGTTGGTACCGACACTGAGGGCTGTCGCCGCACCGGACCCTGTGCGGACGATCTTTTCGGTGGCCGATGCGCCACCGTCCAAATGCAGTAGCTGCGTGTAAGTGTCTTTTACAAGCAGCCCGGTTAGGGTCGTAGCCATCTATCCCCCATAAAGGAAGGAGGGGGCCGAGGCCCCCACCCCATTAGCTGGCCATAATGACCCAGTTCGTACCGTCGCTCACGAGCATCGCCCACGCACCAGCGGTGGCGGCAAGGATGGCGGTACCGGCGCTATCGGAGTTCGCAGGCTTCACATTCGAAGCATTCGAAATCACCGTATAGGTAGCCGACAAGTTCTTCATGTGGATGATGCGGCCCGGAAAGGACGCAGCAGCCGGAAGCGTGACCGTGACGTTGGCAGCAGCACCGTTGTAGATCATGAAGTTCTCATCAGCGCCAACCGTGTGCGTAGCCGTTGTCTTGATGGCAGGCGGCGCATTGTTCGTATTGCGGAAACGCTGAACAGTGACGTTGCCGCCAGTGATCGTCACGTTGTCCTGCGCAATACTTCTGTGAACACCCATAAGTTCTCTCCTTTAAAGGAGGGGGCTTGCGCCCCCGCCGTTACGTTGCGTTCGGGATTGAACCGGGGTTGGCCAGAACGTCGATCACGATGATGCAGAGCTTCACCTTGGCAACGTCCGTGCTGGCCGTGTTCACCGTCATCACCACGTCGGTGTCGGCAGTGAGAGCCGAAGCCGTGGTACCGGCGACGATGGTACCGACCGTGGTGTTGCAGTCGAAGTCGTTGCAGAACAACGTCAGCGAACCGGTAATACCAATGTCGATGGTAGCCGCAGCGCCTTCAGCCTTCAGCAGCTTGGTCATGCCGCCGACGATGTAGGTGCCCTTCGGCAGCTTGGCCAGAACCAGCGTGTCCGTGTTTGCCAGCGCGGTAGCACCAGCAGCCGTACGGGCCGCAGCGATCTTGGCGAAGTCGATTTCGTACTCCATGACCGAGAAGCGGTTGGTGTACGAGGCACCAAGGGCGGTAGAACCCTTATTGATGCCAAGGCTGTCAGTATAAGCAACCATTGTTCATGTCTCCTTAGAACGACACGACAGCCATCGCCAGAGCTTCCGGCTTCACGACCTTGTAGCCGTAAACCTGAAGACCGCGAATGATGTCACCGAAGGTGGTTTCCGAACGCAGGGTTTCCATCTCGGTCATCTGCGAAGCGAAGGTGAGGCCCATCTTCGTGCCAGCAACGACGCTGTACTTGGCCGAAGACACGTTGATGTTGTGGCTGACGTACAGCGTGAAGCGGTCGATCATGCCAAGGCGTCCGTTGCGAAGCATCGAAGTGCTGTCACCAACGAGAGAAGCATCCTTGAGTTCGGACTTCTTGATGAGGTTAGCCATGCGGGCCGGGATCACGAGGAAGCGGCCACTCTCGGGGCAGTTGGCCTCGTCCAGCACAGTGCCCATGTCGACGATGAGATCGACAACGGAGACCGTACCGCCAGCGCCGTCCTTGGTGACGGTGATGGGAGACACAGACGAACCGAGGTTGAACGCCGCCGACTTGGCACCGGCAGTCGTGCCCTTGTTGAGCGCCGAGATGTCGGGGAGCATATCGGTCAGCACGCGCTGGTCGATCTTCACCTTCATCTGCTCGGACGCGTCCTTGGACCACTGGTCCATCAGCTTGATGTCGGACTGCACCTTGTCGATGTCGTCCTCGACGCAAGCGAAGTACTCGCCCTTGTCGATGAGAAGCTGGATTTTCGGCTTGTCCGGGGTCTCCACGACAAGGTTCTGGCCCTTGACGTAGTCACGGATCGTGATGTTCGGGGTGGTACGGATATTAACCGTGTCTCCCTGACCCTTGATCTCGCCTTCGTAGTCGGTGTTGGAAATAGCCGCGAGAACCGTGGAGTCGTAGAAGTTCTCAATCAGCTTCCCCGACCAGATTTCGGGGATGAAGTTGCCCGAATAATTCGGGCGACCGGGTGCGGTAGGATACGCCATTTAAGGGCTCCGTTTAACCAGTTGCGACGATGCGGCCTTCTCGCTGTGCAGCGAAAATGTCGCGTTCAATACGGTCGCGCTCGGTCTCACGGCCTTTGTAAGCGCCTTTACGTACATCGTTGAAGAACTTGGTAATGTCCTGCGGCGAATACGTTCTGGCTTGGTTATCCACGGGGGCAGCCGCTGTGCGGCCACGTCCGGGGGCAACCTGCTTTTCAAGCTGAGACTTTGCAGCGTCCCGAGGTTCTTGAGCAATGCTGTGGCCTGTATTCCCCTGCCATGTAGAGAAGAACGCTGCGACACGGCGAACATCGTGACCTTTCTGAGCGTTCTCAAGGTGGGACTGGCGGGTAACACCCGTCAGCGGATCAACCTCAAGTAGCCAAGAATGGAAATCTTTGTTCTGGTTGATCTCGCGCCAGTTCGGTACCGCTGCTGTCAGGTCGCTCCAGAAAGCCTGATCCGCAGAAACGGCCTGCCGGTGGGCAACGGCCTCGACACGAGGAACAACCTGAAGCTGCATATCACGGATAAGCTTTTCAAGCTCCGCGATCTTACGCTGGGCTGCCAATGTCTCCTCTTTTGTCACGCGGCGCATGACATCAATGGAGTCACCGTAATCCTCAATATCTTTCTGTGTGATGAGCTTTTCTGTAGCCGGTGCTGGCTGTGCAGGGGCTGCGGAAATGGACGATAACAGCTTTTCAAGCTGGTCAACCCGTGAGGCGAGTTCCTGCTTTTCTCCCCGGAGGCGGGCAGTGTCGGCGTTATACATGCCCTGAAGGGTACGATAACGCTGCTCAGCAGTTTCATCTACGGTGGTAGCCGGTCGCTTTTGCTCGTTAAGCGCGGCTTCAGGTGCAGGATCGGGCGCACCGTTGGCTTCGGGTTCGGAGACGACTTCATCGCCCGCAGGGGCCTGCTCGTCGGCAGGGGCCGCGTCGGCGTTGTTGTCCTCGTAGAACTTCGTAATAGCCTCGGACTGCTTTCTGATCTGCTCGGGTAGGGCCATACAAACGCTCCTCTCGGTATGCGTGCCTGTGTTTGTCGCTATCGCTTCCGCGATTGTGCGGACAGTTCACGAGACCTATTAACAAGTTTGCACAACTCTGTCAATACTTGGCACCGCCCTTGGGCGGTATTTACAATGTTAGGTGCTACGTTCGGTAGCTGCTCCAACTCGTGCATACGCCAGCTTTCCAGCCATTTGGTAAACTCGGGGTAATGCGCGCCCATGCGGGCGATCATCTCCACCATCTCCGGTTCGGGCCGGATCATTGGCCGGTCTGCTGGTTAGCGACCACATTCATCCCTCCGGGCGGTGCGCCGCCGGGGTCAAGTTCCTGTGCGGCGGGCTGCTGGCCGGGTGGGGTCGCACCCGCAATCTGACCCTGTTGCTGCTGTATCATCATCTGCTGCATGGCCTGCCGCTCCTGCGCCTTCTTCTTGACGGCCATGTTCTCGCGGGACGGAACCACCTCGTCGACCGGCATCTGGAGCCCCTTGGCAATCTCACGCAGGATGGACGCGCGACCCTCGGGACCAATGATACCCATGTCGATCTCGTTGGCCGTGGCGTTCAGGAACTCGACACGGCGTACGTTGGTGGTCTCCTTGACGGCAAGGTTGACAGCGCCGCGCGGCACGACTTGAGCATCGCCCTTGATGCTCTCGTCCTCGTCGTAGCGCATGTTGTAAACAAACTGGCGGTTGATGATCGGCTTCACAACGTCATGGTCAATGTGCATGACCACCTGCCGGATACCCTTGCCAGCCGAGCCCATGAGCATCGACAAGCCAGACGCTGTGCGCCCGGCACCCTGCACATCCGTGTCGCCATAGATGTAGGACGGGATACCGGAGTGGTCGTCGGCCAGACGGCTGAACTTCTCGTAGACCGCCATCAGCGAACTGGAGTTGTCATCCGGCTGGGTGAAGCGGATGGCAGGCGCGGAGCTACCCAGCGGGTCGTTCAAGACCTGCCAGATTTTCCACGGGTGCATCGTGGTGATCTCCTCGTTCGGCGGCAGCCGCTCAAGGTTAAGCTCGACCTGCGGACCAGACGCAATGCCCATGTTGTTGACCAATGCGCGGGCAGCGGCATTGCAGATGTTTTGCAGGTCTTCGATGATCTCGGGGATGGAACGGCCCCAGAACGATCCGGGCGTCTTGATGAATGAGGTCTTGCAGTAGGGCTTCTCGCCCAGCGGGTCGTAGTTCAGCACTGCCTTGATGACCATGTTGCCTACCATCCAGACATTGGCATCGTACTCCTTGGCCTCGTCCGGTACTTCCTCAGCGCTCATGCCCCACTCACGGAGCATCGCACCCGACACCTTGCCCCAGAACTCAAGGGCGTCATACACATCGGTTGGGCGCATCTCGGTGTAGTACTTGCGTTCTTCTTCCTCGCGCGCGCTGTCGTCAGCGTCCGTGATCCATGACGCGCTGGGCCCTTCTTCCAGCGCCTTGCGGATAGCCTGCTCGTCGTAGCCCGGCACGCCAATCAGGTCAGCCAGAGACTGGCGGCTCAGTTCATGGCGTTCAAACAGGTAACCATCATTAATGCGGGTGATGCCCGGCTCCGGGTAGATGTTGAACGGGCTGACGCGCTCATACTCGGGCGCGATGCGCTCACCCGGCTCGACCTGCGTACGGCCATCCTGTGACGTGTTCCACTTGAGATACCGCTGCCTGCGTACAATCGGCCCCTTCAGGAACGCGCAGGGGAAGGTTACCAGATCGGTAATGAACTCGTTGAATGCGTCCGACCAGCCGCCCTGTGCAAGCTGGTCTTCGATCTTCACCTTCATGCGCTCGACACGGTTCTGCGCCGCCTGCATCATCTTGAAGCGGAACTGCTGGGCGACGACTTCCTTGATCTCCAGCAGTTCGGCGCGGGTGGGGGCCTGATTTGTCTGCTGGATGGTCTGGATAACCTGTTCGGCAAACGCTGCCTTAAGCTCCTCCATGTGCGAGGGTGACAGGTCAGGCAGCGGGGTAGGCTGCAAATCCCACGGGGGCGTGCCACTGTCCATCAGGATGTCACGCAGCCAGCTTTCTGCCGCACGACATTTGATCTCGGTCAACATCATGTAAACCTCGGAGCCGCCCTGCGCCTTGATGGCGTTCAGCTTCTCCGGTTCGTACTCGCCGTTGCGCTGCCGCAACGCCTTGAGCATGATATCTTCAATAGGGTTCTTGGCCATCTTGGCGGCGTCCCAGCAGTCGCGCAGGTGCGCAGCCAGACCAAGGATGAGAGAACTCTGCTGACGCGCATCCAGTTCGGCGTCCCGCTGGCGGCGTTCTTCCGCATCAAGTTCGTCGTTGCTGACAACGCGAAGAAGGGTAAGTCCGACCATTACTTGTTCTCTCTACATTTCTTGCGGAAGTTGTCCCAAGTACCGCCACGTCTGTAACAGTCCTGCATCCGCTTCTCGTCTTCGGGGCTCATGCGCTTGGTCAGGAAATCCCACACCAGCGGGCGCACAGCCGCAAACAGTCGCGTTCCAAACTCAAGCCAGAAGGAGGGGCGTTGGCCCGCAATGTACGCACCGGCCAGCAGGCCGATACATATCAGTGCAATGGCAACCCCCTCCTGCCAAGTCACGGCGTCGGCGTCTTGTTCGGAATGGCCCAGACAAGGACGGGAGTGAGCAAGCCGATAAGCGTGGCCACCGTCTCCTGACTGATCCAGCTAGTGTTGAGGCCGAAATAGGTCTGCAAGATGAACAGCAGCCCCATCACCATGGCGACGATGGCCTTGTCGATAGAGGTAAACATATGCGCGTTCCTTTTCGTTACACTCGGAAACCGTTCTTCTTCGCCCACACGCGGGCGTTGAAACACGGGCAGGCTTTCTGAACACCGGGGAAATCACGGTGCCCAAGAACTTTCGCAGCAGGATATATTTTTGTGAGGCGAGCGACAAGAGTTGTCAGCGTTTTCCACTGTGCCGCCGTGAAATTATCTACCGGCTTCCATGTCTTATCGTCCAGCCCGCCTACCATGCAGATGCCGACGCTGTCCGTGTTGTGACCCTGCACATGGGAACCGACCGTATCCTGCCTGCGGCCAGCCTCAAGCTTGCCGTCCCGCTTGATAACCCAGTGATACCCCACATCCGCCCAGCCTCGGGCCTTGTGCCACTCGCGGATGTCGGCCACGCCAATCTTGGACTGAATGCCGCGTGTTGCACTGCAATGAAGCACGATCCAGTTAGTCTTCCTGCGCTTGGCCATGTCAAGTTCCTCTATGGATGTATAGGCATCGCGGATCGCCGTAACTCGTCTCGCACCCGTGTAGCTGGTGGTTCTGCGTATCCCGTACGTTCTGGGGAGATACGATCCCCTTGATAAGTTTGCCGGATTTGGGAGATATCCATGCGGCTGACCATGAACCGTTGGGCAGTTCTTCAAGGACAGCGTCCTCGGGGAGGGGGTAGCAGTCGCGGTTATCGCAGCAGTCGTAGTCGTACCATTCGTGGCTGTGGAGTTCGGCAGTGAACGCCACGAAAGCAAACAACAGAAGAACCGTACGCTTCATGCAGGTAGCCTCATCCTGAATGGGACATCTGGAACATAGATGTCATCCTCGACACCCTCAGCGCAGTACCGGGTAACGAGAGTTCGGTACAAGTAATCACCTTCGATGTACGGGGCTCGGCCCGGATCAGGAGCTGGTGGTATAAGAATAGTCACCTTTATATCTGAGGGTTCTCCAGTAGCGCGCGTGTAACCGCCAAATACTGTAGGTAATCGAACCGGCACACTACCGTCAGGGGCGATAAGAAATCCGCGTACGTCTGATGGGCACTGCTTATGTACTGTAGCCTTGTAGATTATCTCAAGTACACCGCCGGGCGATACTTCAGTAGTTATGGCTTTTCCACTGTGCCACTCAACAGCGGCCTGCGCAGCCTTGTTTATGCGAATGATGGACTCTACAAATGGAAGTAGAGTAAATACCACAATTGCTGCTATAATGGCGGGAAAGAAATGGACACGTACGATAGCCCTCATTGCCGTGCAATGCTCCGTATCCAGTCGGTCAGATACCCATTCACAGCAAGATACGCACCTGCGATAAGGCCAAACCAGATAACGAACCGGCGCAGCATGTCGCCAAGAAGTCCGAGATTTTCCATGGCTTCCCAGTATTTCACCATGCTGTCTATCTTCTCGAAATCCCCGCGCTCCCACATCTGCTTGACTTTGGTAACGCCGGGATGTTCCTCCGGGTCAGGTAACTCAACCATAAACGGCACCCCGACAGTCCACATAAACATATTTATACCCTACTGTCGGTCTCAAGACAACCGCCAGCCATCTTCACTGTAAAACTTCATGGGGTAAATCTCCCATCCGGTAGTCGTCCAGACCTTCACCGGCTTCTCGCGCCATTCGAAGCCATCCCACACCCAGATATATCCCTGCCGTAAAGGCTGGCGCAGCGATGTCGGGCTACCGGCCAATGCGTACGATCCGGGTGCGACGATGAACTGCCCGTAGCCGTTGATAATGGCCGGAGTGCCGGTAACTGCGTACGCGCCGCCGCCTACTGTCATCTTGGGGTTGGACCACACACCAAGTGCGGGTGTGCCAGTGATCGCGTACGAGCCGGGGCTTACCTGCGCTGCAAACGACTGCGACGGCATCTGATATGTCAGATACTGGAAAGCATCCGGTTGAAAGCCATCAAGGGTGGACGCCTTACGGAACGCCGCCGCAGACCCGGTTACAGCATAGCTGCCGGGAGACGCAGCAAGTATCCTGTTATTAACCTTGATGAAGGTGGCAGGCGTGCCCGTAACAGCGTAACTGCCCGGATCAACCGGAACCTCGCGCCCGCGCTCAAGACTCGCAGCCGTACCCGTTACAGCGTAGCTGGCTGCGTCAGCCAAAAGCTCACGTCCGCGCTCAAGGCTCGCAGCCGTTCCGGTAACAGCGTAGCTGGCTGCACCAGCCAGAACCTCCCAGCCATGCTCCAAGCTTGCCGCCGTACCGGTTACAGCGTAGCTACCGGGGTCAGCCGCAACAGTCTTGTTGCTAAGTTTGGTAAGCGTAGCCGCCGTACCCGTTACAGCATAGCTGCCGCTGCCAGCCAGAACCTCCCAGCCATGTTCAAGGCTCGCGTCTGTACCGGTGACAGCATAGCTG